TTAGAGAAACAAAAAAAGCGCAGAAACCACGCTTTAGTCGTTACGTCAACCGTCGCTATTTTGTCGACGTTTGTTCTTTCAATTTTACTTTAGATTCAGGAATGTAGAATTTCATTGAGAACTGGATAGCTTCGCTTAAAAAAATGTTGCGGCTATTCTCCCCACGTTTCTCGTCAATCTCATTCCACAGGTCTTTGTGTAAGTAAACACATATTCCTTTTTTAGTTTTGCTCTGCGCCATCTGTTATATAATTTTTTGAATTGTAGTATTCTTCTGCATCTTGTTCTGTGCTATAATCGTAGCAACCACAACCATTAGAATCTCCATCTAAATAAGCATTTTCAATTTCCATTTTATGAAGTTCTTTAGCTTTTGGAAATAATTCCTTAAACCAAATATCCAATTCTGAATCAGGTCTAAATTGAATCTGTTTTTCAAATTCAGATATAAGCCAATCAATACTAGTTTGCATCTTCGTTTGGTTTAGACATCATACTTCCAATCATTAACGCTAAGTAGATTTTCTCTTTTGCGTTTAAGTCTTTTCGTTGTGAAAGTTCCAGAAGAATATCTCCGAGAATCTTACCTTGTTGAAAGTAGGTTGCAATTGAATTAACAATTTCTCGCTCTCTGTCGTAAGTCATTTTTAAAGACTCGTATAGTGGTGTGTTTTTCATATTATTATTTTTTCTATTGCTTGTTTTACATCCATAAGAAATTCTATTGTATCATTATCAAGAGAATTCACATACTCTAAACTTTCGTCTACTGCAATTAAAGCGCATTGCTTTGCATCTTCCCTTGCCTCGTCATCGTATAATAAACCTGCTCGCAAATAAATGCAATACTTGTTGAACAGTTCTTCTGCCCTTTCTTTTGCTTCCATATTGTAAATGTATGCTAAATAATTCTAACCGACAACATATTGTCCATAAGAAGGATTAAGTTCGAAATACATTCGCATCATGATTGCGTCGGCAACGTCAGGAGAAATACCTTCGCGGTTCTTGATAACGTCCTTCGGTGTGACCATAAGTTTTCCGTCCACGTCCGCGCGGTGTCGCTTAATCATTTCGAGTTCACGAACGATTTGTTCTTTGCGCGTACTGGATAAGATAGTGACTTTATTTTCTTCGACGTATTGCGCCAATTTGTAATAACATTCGCTTTTCAGATTTTGGTATTGTGGGTGTTTGGGTTTAGATCCATTCTGAAATCCGACGCACTTCAGATAGTCAACCGCACCCGCGCCGATGCCGTCTTCATCTGCGATAACATTTTGAAGAAGAATAGAATGGTCTTTCATTACAACGCGAATCTTGTTCACGACTTCGTCAATGGCTGCTCTGTTGAGCTCAATTATATCAATGATAGTTAGACCTTCCCAAACGCAGATAATGGTTCTATCCTTACCGAAACGCGCTATGTCGGCTGTTATGTATTTCTTGCCTTCATTGATTACTTCGTTTCGAAACATTCGCAATAAGTTCTCGGTTTGAAACAACTTGTCGCTATCATCGTCGAACTCCCAGTTCCCTTCGAGTAGTCTTTTGCGGTCGTATTCAGGAAGGCGTCTAAGAGATTCGATGTAAGCAACAGGAAGGAATGGATTGTCTTGCGGTAACGCTTGAACAAATGCGCGGTGTGAAGGTAGTTCGTTGCGGTTGTTCTTCATGTAGAACTCATTGTACAACCAACCCTTCGCAGGATTGCAGGATAAGAAACCTTTGGGTATTAACCCGAACTCGTTCAACTTATAACGGCATCTGGAGTGAACAATGCTCACCGCCTTTTCTGTTACTTCGGAACATTCGTCTATAAAATAATCTGTGATTTCTAACGAACCAAGACTGTTGAAATTTACATCGGAAGGGTATGCGAATAAATCTTTCAAAACAATTTCACTTCCGTTGAAGAACTTAATCACGTTGGATTGTCCGTTGAAAGTGTAGTGTTTATTCGCTATCAATCCAAACTCCTCAGCCGTTTCAAAGAAGGTGTTTAAGGTCGTCTTTTTCAACGTATCTAATTTGCTACGTCCAATAAGAGAACGTGTCCCTGCGTACTTCAAACGACGTTGAATCTGCCACATACAACCAAACTTCGTCTTACCACCTCCTGCCGCGCCACCGTATAACAACTGTTCAACGATACTATCGGTGTTCAGGTAGTTTAACGCTTCAATCTGACGCGGCAGGTAGTTTGGTTTGTATGGTTTGTTTACCACCATTTAGTAATGAAGTGATAAATAATATAGGCAATTCCGCCAACGATCGTAACGTTTAACGCAAGTGATAATACAAAACCAATCACTGCTAAAATTTTGTCTTTTGTGTCCATTGTTTTATTGTTTACTTAGATATAATTTGTACAACTCACGCATACCTTCGAAACGTATTGATTCCTTCAACAACATTCTTTTGCGGTCGCTCATGCGGTCAACCATTGATTGAACGAGTTGTTGTTCGAAATACACGTTCTTCTTTGCGTTCGCTTTGCAAAGGCGGTATTCTTCTTCGGTGAAGGTTTCAGCGTTTATTATTTTGCTTTCTTCGAGCCAACGCATAAGCGACACCGCACGAATCTCAATGACCGTATATTTTCCTTTCTTATAGTTCTGCAAGTCTTCCGCAAGCATTCTTCTCCAGCTATCATCGTTTACCGCCATTTCGCTTTCCTTTAATTGTTTGGTTTGTTCTTCTTTTTGTTCCGCAATTTCTCTCTGAATTTGCAGGTTCGCCTTGTCGCGGTGTGGTTTGTAAGCCGTTAACACGTCGCCTATAAACGACACGCTTAACGCTCCATAATGCTCACACTTTTTGTCTAACTCATTCGCTGCGTTCAATTCAAACGCGAGGTTGAAGTGTTCGAACGTAACCCAACGAAAGTGCTTGCCTATGAACTCATGCAACATTTGCAACAGTTGCGCTTCAGGAAGTGCGATGCCGTACATAGCGCAGACCTTTGAGCATAACTTAACGAATGCAGGGAGTTCGTAGTCGGCAACAAACGCGCTTTCACGTTCCGCACGATCAACCCTTTGTGTAATTGTGAGCGTCGTTGTAGATGCGTTGCGCAGCATCGGAGTCGAATTTTCCATTTTTGATTTTTGTAGTTTGGTTTGTAGTTACAAAGGTAGATAAGTCCCACTTACGAACGGCAGCCTTCCAGTCTTTCATTTGATTGCGTCCGACCTTCCAGCCATTTGCTTCGTAGTGTGCGTGGAATTTCTCGGTGAATTTCAATGCGTCGTCGTTGCTTAATTTCTCACAGGCATAATCGTAGATTTCAACAACAGTTGGTTTGACAAATGGCGACTTCTTTTCTTTTGCGATTAGCGTTGGTGTTGTTTGCGCTGTCAACAATTGTTGAACCTGCGCTTCGAGAATCTCAATTCTCTTTTTTAGTTGTAGTATTAACATCATTTTGTTTTTTATTTAGTCCCAACCCTCACCTTTTGCGTCGTCGTCTGCGTCGTCCCAGTCCTGACAATCGAAGCACACTTTGATTTCTCCTTCGTCGTCAACAAATTCGTAGGCGGTGTCCCAATCTTCAAGCTGTTGGTCACGTAAGATTTCATCAACTCGCTCTCCGAGTTCTTTGCTTTCGCAATTCGGACAAAAGATTAATTCTGATTTCATTTTCTTTTTAGTTGTTTTTTAAGTTTGATTTGTTTTTGATGTTCCAGATGCTCGACAAATTTAGTGTAAAATTTTATTGGTTTAGCATAACCCATATCATTTAATAAATAACAGATGCGTTCAACGTTGGCTGCATAGTTCTTGTCGCACTCAATTTGCCAACTTACTTGCTTCACTCCGTGCATAACCGTTGCGTGATCCTTGCCGTAGTGCTTCCCTATTGATTCGTAGCTTTGAAGGTAGCAAGGACGAATAAGAAAGAATATAACTTGTCTTGCTGTTACAATCTCACGTCGTCTTGTTGGTGTGTATAACGCTTGCGAAGGTATTCCCAACACGCTGCACGTTATATCTTCCAATGCTGACCAAAACATTTCACGTTCATTCTCCAGTTCTTGTTGCATCTTTATTTGTTCCGTCGTCAATCTTTCGTAGCGTGGCGTCAGCATAAGCCAAAGTGTTTCGAAGCGTTCCATGTGTCTGAATGGTATCATGTCAAGCACTTCGTTTCTTATCTGTTCGTTAGTCATTTTCTTCGTTTATTAATTTGGTTGGTGTAAAGGTGCTAAATACTTCTTCGCGCGACAATCCTGTGTGCAAACAGATGTTGTTGAAGTCTTTGATTCTCATTCGTTCTGGATGCGTAACGTAAAGTCGTGCCGTTGGATCGCTGATGCGGAGAACGTTCTTGAAGTTCTGCATTGTCTTAAAGTTTATCTTAACAAGGCGACCGAAGGGCGTTTTATAGATTTGTTTGTTCATAGTTTAAAAAGTGATTTTACCACGCGTTGAATGAAGGACAGTTGTATTTTTTTTCGAACTGGTATTGTTGTCTTTTGTTTTGGTTCTTTTGCCTGATTGAAAAGCGTTGCTTGTTTTACGAATTTGGTATAAGACCTTTTCTTTTCAATAGATTGCTTTTCATACTTTAAGTAGTTCATTTTGTTGTATTCGTTTTTAGCTTTAACAAACAATTCATAACGATCTGCTCGGATACGCTCAACGGCTTTATACGTTCCGTTTTTTTCTTTCCAGTATAAGCCCGATTTTTTTAGTGGTCTAACGTAACCGCTACACGCGTTCATTTGTGTCAATGCGTGGTGAGGTTTTATTCCTTCATTTACTAATTTGCAAAATTCACGAACTCTTGCAATGTTAAATTCTTTTCTTGTTTTCATTTTCTTAATAGTGGTTTGATTAGTTGCGCTTTCTTCTTGTTGTCTTTGTCATTTGTTCCGCGTAGTTCTGGATTGTATTGCTTAACAAGTCGTGCTATGCGTGTGATGTTGTCCGCGCTGACGTACTTGCCGCTTTCGTACATAGCAAAGAAGTTGCTTGTAATGTCCTTGCGTTCGTCGAACTGTTGTTCCCAAACTTTCACGCAAAGTGCGTTGTTGTTGTTGCGGAGAAATTTGTACTTCTTAAGTAGTTTCTCAACGCGGTTTTCAAGTGATACTAATTTTTTCATTGTGTTTTGATTGTGTGGTTTTTGAAATTAGAGAGGGTATATTTCAACCCTCTCGTATTATTTAGAATGGCATATCGTCTGTTTCGTCAGTAGAAACTAAACCGCTTTTTTCAAGCATCTGTTTTGCCTTGTTCATTTGATCCGCAGCGCGGTCCAATCGGTTGCTAAATTCAGCCGACGTGCTGACCTTGTTTTGCAACCACTCTGGTAACATCTTAAAACGCAAGTCAAAATCTTCGCTATCGTAGTCCAAAAGGAAAGCCGAGTTCACCAATGGGGGACAAGTCATACCCTTAACAAGTGGCGAAGCACCTTTGATGTCTGCGTAGGTGCGTCCTGTGTTCGCGGTGCGGTGCATTACGTTCACCATTCCTTCCTTACCTAACAGCGTTGCGATGTCAAATTTATTAGCTTCTGCGTCGCTGAATGCTTTGCCTAACCAACCTTGAACGAAGGCTCTCAGTCCGCTCTTTTCGTGCATAGACAAAGTAAAGTCGCGACCAATTGAGAATGGTTGTTCACCTTTACCGAAGTCGGCGGTTTCTAAAGGTAGTTCGAATACCAAACGAACTTTGTTAACTAACTTCTCCTCACCTTGAAAGGTGTCGAGGATTGTTCCGATGTGAATGATTTGGTAGCAGCGTGCTACGTGTGTTCCAGCAGGTACTGTTTGTCCGCCGCCGCCGTTGTTTGTTTGTTGTGCAATGATGCTCATGTTGTTGTTTATTTTGTTGTTATTAAATTGATTTAAGTATTCTTCGAACTTTATAGCGAGTTCGTGGTCGCTTTGGATATGCCTCAACTGACTGTCGTGAATGTCGGATTGTTCGTTTATCCGTTTGAAGTAACCCATTACACGTGGTCATCAAAAATGTTAATGTCGAAGCTAAACGAAACACCGTCCTTTTCTAACGTCACGTAGTCCAAGTCAAATTCAGGATCGTCGTTCTTCCAGAAGCGACCGCGCAAACTGATTGTGTACATATTGTCTTGTTCGTCTACAAATGTCAGGTGTTGTTGTTCGTCTACTTCAAACCAGCCTGTGCGGTCGTCGTTGTAGTTGTTTGCGATTGATTTAATTCTTTCGTTCAACGTGCGTATATCGTCATCGTTAAAGCAGTAAGTGATTTTAGGACAGTACATAGTTTATTTGATTTTTAGTGGTTACAAATATATTCAATTAAGTTGTCGTTCCAACGCGCTTCCGAAAGTTTTTGATGTTTCTCAATGTTGGCTGCGACTTCGTTGTGTGTTAGGTTGTACGCTGACGCTGACGAAGAAACGCAAATAAAGTTAGATTTCTTTTGTTGGCTCTGGTAGTTCTTTCCAAGATGTTGAATCAAGTTTGTTGAGTAGTGGTTCAAGTTCGTCAATTCGACTTTGACAAAACGTATCCCAAGCCAGTGTTCCATTTCTCTTGCTACCCCAATAATCTTGGGTTTGCATGATTGAATCCATAATGAGTTTAACGTCGTTTTCAAATAAGAACGGGGTTGTGTAAAGATGTTTTTCATTGTTCATTTTGTTTGTTGGTTTTAAATTTCTTTTGATAAGATTACTTCTTCGCGTGGAATGGCTGACTTGATTTTGTCGTAAGCGCGCACCGCTTCGTCGTAGTCGTTGTACGACATATGAAACTCTCCGTTGACTACAATCTTGTAGTACATATCGGTCAACGTTGTTTTTTGAATTAGTTCTACTTTCATTTGTTTGTTGTGTTTGGTTGTTGTTCTAAGATTCTTGTTTGTTCGTCAATCGTTCCTGCGATTAACATTGCTCCGAATAGAAGCGCGATGTACAGTAGTTGTTTTTTCATTTGATTATTTGGTTTTAGTTGTTATGCTTCAATAAAGATGCAAGTGTAATCGATTTCTGAATCGTATTCTGATTGAACCGATGCGTTGCCTGAAATAAAATAGTTTGCAATTCTGTTCATTGCTCTTTCGTTCTTTCCTTCAAAGTGAAATGTGAAAGACTTTTCGCCTCTGATTGTAAAGTCAACTGCGATTCCTGCTACTTGTGAAATTACTTCTTTAACTCTGTTTGTTTTCGTTGTGTTCATTTTGTGTATCTTTGGTGTTGTTGTTAATTGTTTGACAAATATATGCTAAACTTTTGAATACACAACAAAAAAATGAAAATAAATTGAAAATAATTTCTAACTAATTGAAAATGAACGTGAAAACTTTTAAGAAAACTTATAAAAAAAGTGTTGTGAAGCGTAAAATAACACCCGAATCGGAACAAAACCAACAAGAAATAGTAATTAAGTACCTTCGTTTAGCATACCCCGACGCGTTGTATTGTGCTTCAGCAGGTGGAATGTGGACAAGCGATTCGCAAAGAATCAAAATGGCAAAGGCAGGATATGTCAAAGGGTTTCCAGACTTATTCATATACGAGTCGCGCGGTCAATTTCACGGTCTTGCAATTGAAATGAAGAAAGTAAAGGGAAGTAAAATAGAACCCGAGCAAATAGCTTGGCAGGAACAATTAAGAAACAGAGGTTATTGTTCTTATATTTGTAAAGGTAGCGAGGAAGCTATAAAGATAATAGACGAATACTTTAACATGTGACACTTGACCACTACATAGAAGGTAACTATAAAAAGTTCAAAGAACTTGCGAAGAACATTTCGCGAGGCGAAGATTACTACGAGGATCTTTTGCACGACTCTTTGCTTTCTATGTTTGGTAGTAAACACATTGAAAACCTAATTGACACAGGCGACTTTGAGTTTTATCTTATTCGCGTTATGTATTTGTCGGTCAACAGTCCAACGTCGCCTTTCTATAAACAAACAATAGCCTGGAATAGAAACCGCCGCGACTTCAAAGACTATGCGCACGAAGTGGACAAGACTTGGCTCGGCGCACGAATGACCAACGAGCAACTGGATATTCTTATAAGTAGGTTGAGCGAGTTTGAGCGTCTTATCTTTCAGGAATACATACTTGAAGATTTTACCTATCGTGAACTATCCAAACAGACGGGAATACCTACTCCATTCCTTTACCGAACCATTGATAATATCAAACAAAAAATAAGAGCAAATGTTATTCGCAAAACACAATGAGTACAAACGCAGGTTAGACATTTGTCGTGCTTGCAAATTCTTCGAACCTTCAACGCAGTCGTGCGGTACTTTAATTTTAGGCGACGAAGTAGAAACTGAAGTTCTATTCCGCAAGAAGTCAATTAAGTTATGTGGTTGTGTCATGCCAGTCAAAGCAAAACTCGCCTTCGCATCTTGTCCAGCGTCTAAATGGAACGGTGTTCTTTCAATGGACGAACAAATAGAGTTCAAACGATTCTTGCTCGATATGAAGGCTCAGGGACGTTTAGAGCAGAAAGATATGTTAAAGTTTTATTATTTTAAGGATAAAGCCACAGGAGCGTTCAACGAGCGTTCAACGTGTCCGCCTTGCGTTAAGAAAGACATCAATACGTTTCTTGAATCAATGAAAGATGTCGATGTTGATTTGAACAATTAAGAACTTAAAACTTCTTAGGCAACTTTTAGAAGTACAAACGTATATTTGTATAGCCAAGTAATAACTTATTACCCCCTTTTGTTTTTGCTTGGCGGCTAGAAACAATTGGGGGTATATTTTTTAAGTAAATGAAACAAACTGGATAAGAACAACAACCTCCTTCGTAAGTCACAGCGAAGTAACCAATGACTACACTTGCAATACATCAATGCTTGGATCGCGCAACTGCTCTTTTAAGAGCAAAGACAGTTTGTTTTTCTTGGGGAGACTTTTTCTTTTCTTTCTTTTTGTTTTACCTTTTTGTTTTTGTTTGTTTTGTTTTCTTTGCACATTTAAGACAGTCAATAAGTTTAGTGACACAAAAGGAACAACTGAAGTAAATTAGCACAATAATATATTTAACTTATATGAAGACACAAACTGTCCCTATCAACGAAGTAAAATCTAATCCTAATAATCCAAGAATTATTAAGGACGATAAATTCAAGAAACTCGTTGCTTCAATCAAAGAACTTCCACAAATGTTGGAATTACGTCCAATAGTCGTAAATGAAGATATGATTGTTCTTGGTGGTAACATGAGATTGAAAGCGTGCAAAGAAGCAGGACTTAAAGAAATACCAATTATCAAAGCATCTGAATTAAACGAAGAACAACAACGCGCCTTTATTATTAAAGACAATGTTGGTTTTGGTGAATGGGACTGGGATGCGTTAGCAAACGAATGGGACGCGGAACAATTGGACCAGTGGGGTTTAGACTTGCCTTCAGATTTAATAGTTGAAGAAGAAATAGAAGTTGAAGAAGATGATTACGAAATACCAGATGAAATAAATACCAACATTGTAATTGGAGATTTATTTGAGATAGGCGAACATCGTTTGTTGTGTGGAGATAGTACACAAGTAGACACTTGGGACAAAGTAATGAATGAAAAACTTTGCGACATGGTTATGACTGATCCTCCGTATAATATTGCTTACATTGGAAAAACAAAGGACGCTTTAACAATACAAAATGATGATATGTCCGATTCCAATTTCTACCAATTTTTATATGATTTTTACACAGCGTTAGGAAGCTACACAAAAAAGGGCGGTGCTTGGTATGTTTGGCACGCCTCGACAGAAACCGCAAACTTCTCAACAGCTATGAGAAATTCAGGACTTTTATTAAAACAATACCTTGTGTGGGTCAAAAATTCAATGGTTATGGGAAGGCAAGATTACCAATGGAAACACGAACTTTGTTTATACGGATGGAAGGAAGGAGCTGCTCATTATTTTACAAACGAAAGAAATCATACAACCGTAATAGAAGACAAGATAGATATTAAAAAACTTACAAAAGACGAAATGAAAAAAATGCTTACTGAAATGCTAAGCGATAAAACCAAGTCAACAATAATACATTGCGACAAACCAACTAGAAGCACAGAACACCCAACAATGAAACCAATACTTTTATTGGCTCCATTAATTCAAAACAGCTCAAAAGAAAATGAAATAGTTGCAGATGCTTTCTTGGGTTCGGGTTCAACAATGGTTGCAGCGCACCAACTTAATCGCAAGTGTTATGGAATGGAACTCGACCCAAAGTATTGTCAAGTGATAATAGATAGAATGTTGAAACTAGACCCTTCGTTGAGCGTAAAGCGTAACGGTCAAACGTATGCTAAAACAGAACAATAACAGAATGAGCAAAGAACATTTAATACCATACAAGAAAGGAGAAAGCGGCAACCCCAACGGACGACCGAAGAAATACGTTTCGTTGTTGAAGGAAAGCGGTTACAAGTTGAGCGAAATAAACGACACCATACAAGCTATGATGGCTATGGATATGGACGAACTGAAAAGCGTTTGGGATAACCCACGCGCAACGATACTTGAAAAGACAATAGCCAACGCAATGATGACTTCGTTAAAGAAGGGTTCGTTGTATTCGTTGGAAACATTGTTAAGCCGTGCGTTTGGTAACCCAAAACAAATGACAGAGTTAACAGGAGCCAACAGCGAACCGATACAAATAATCATAAACGACAAGTTATGAGCAAAGCAACTTTGACATTTGACCTTTCAGATTCCAACGATCGGGTGGAGTTCAACAGAGCAACAAAGGCTCGTGATATGGCTTCGTTACTTTGGGAAATTGAAATGAATGGATATCGCAAGTTTACGAAATACAATGAGCGACAGGAAGGCGCATATCAAGAAGGTATTGAAGAAGTATTCGAATACTTTCGCGCACTACTTAGTCATCACGAAATAAACATTGAACAATTAATAAAATGAGCGAAAACAAATTGAACTTTTTGCGTTCGCAGATTGCGATGTTCCACCCCGAATGGACGAAGGAACAAGTACACATGGAAGCCATACGCGTACACGAAGAAGCAAACACTATCGACGACGACGATGAAGGTTGTCTTTATTGCGGATCTTAATTACTAAACCATTACGAAAATTACTAAACCATTACGAAAGTTACGAATATGAGTATAAAAGTAAGTATACCTGCTGACTATTCTTCAATAAGCGTCAAGCAATACGTTGACTACCACGCAGCGAAGAACGACATCGACAAGTTGGTTAGCATTAGTAACCTACTGAAAGAACAAGCGGAACAAATTCCCTTCCAACATTTGCCGACATTGTTAGGAGCGTTTGAAGATACACTCGCTAACGAAAGCGCAAAGTTCTTTGAAACGATAACAATCAAAGACAAGGACTTTGGTTTCATTCCTGACCTGTATTCTATCTCAATGGGTGAGTACGCTGACATTTCAACGTGGGCTGCAAATGTAGGTGAGAACATGGTCAAAATAATGGGAACGCTTTACCGACCAATAGACAAACGCGTAGGTTCAAAGTATACAATCGTCCCACACAGCAAACAAAACAGAGAACTCGTTGAAGGCTACGTTGAGCAGATGACGCTTGAACAATTCAATGGTGCGATGCTTTTTTTTTCGACTTTGCTCAACGAACTAAGCAACACTTCGCTAGACTATTTGGAGAAGGAAGTACAGAAGTTGACGGAGGAACTGACGGAGCAATTGAAGACAGAGACAACTTAAATCATGTGCTTGGAAGATACGGTTGGTATCACCTTTTCATGGAAGCATGCGGACGTGACATAACTAAATTAGATTCAATTACGGAAAAAAGCGCGTGGGAGATATTTACATATATGACTTACCTAATAGACTACAATTATGTCGAACGTACAAAGCTACAACGCACTTATAGATAGATTCAAGGCATTTGCCTCTGGACACTTTATTCTTAAGACCTTTTCACATGGTCAGATTGACACGGCAGACCTTGAAAAGTTTACCGAATATCCATTTATGCACGTTGTACCTTCGAACGTTACTTACGCAAAAGGTACTAAGACATTCTCTTTTCAGATTGTCCTTGCGGATCTTCCTAGAGATAAAGACGACAAGGTTGAGTTTCAACGTGAGGTTCTTTCTGACCTTCAACGCATAGCTGAAGATTTAGTTGCCGAGATAACAAACCACCGCGTTTTGTTTGGCGACTTAATCACGGTGCAAAATGTCACGTTAGAACCCTTCCTTGAAGAATTTCACAACACGTTAACAGGTTGGACGATTAGTCTTGAATTGCTTGTTCCTTATTATTGGGACGCGTGTTCAATTCCTGCGGAGTGGAACGACTTTTTTGAAAGCGGAAGCGGTGGTACGGGTTCAATCTTAACGTTCATTGATTCAATTACACGCGACGAGAACGGCAACGTGTCGTTAGTGAATGATGAGGCAACACCAGCACCAAACTATTACTACGGAACGGACGAGGAAGGAGTGCGCGGTTGGTACTTACTTGAAGCAAGTGGATTAACCTGCGAAACGATTGGTGATTGTCAAACTATTATAGACATTGAAGCAGCCATTGACGCACTCGAAGAAGAAATACTTTTGAAGGCTGACATCACCAGCATCAGCGCGGTTGGTTTCAGCAACAACTATAACGACCTCGACAACCTTCCGACAATACCAACTGGAACAGTTACAAGCGTGGGCTTAACAATGCCTTCCGCATTTAGTGTAGCGAATAGTCCCATTACAAGTAGTGGAGATATAGCGGTTACAGGAGCAGGTACTGTATCACAATATGTGAGAGGTGATGGTAGCTTGGCTAACTTCCCTGCTTCATCAGGCGGTGGTTCTTCTTTAACATTTTACCTCAACGGATCAGTAGCACAAGGAACATTTGGCGGTGTAGCGTTTAAGGAAATGGACAGAGTGCCTATCTTAGGTGCAGGAACAGATTTCACAATAGCAGCAGATGGTTACATTCAGTCTTTTATTACAGATGCGAATGTTCCAAATCTATTAGAGATACCTGGAGGAAATTGGAACTTTGAAACATATTTCAGCGCATCAAGTAGCGGTGGCACTCCTTCATTTTATATTGAGTTATACAAATGGGATGGAGCAACATTGTCTTTGATAGCGTCTAACTCGGCTACTCCCGAAGGCATCACCAACGGAACGGCAATACACCTTTACGTTAGTGCATTAGCAGTACCGCAAACAGTGTTAACGGTAACGGATAGGTTAGCAATAAGAATCTACGTTACGCACTCAGGCAGAACGATTACACTTCATACTGAAAATAGTCATCTTTGTCAAGTCATTACTACCTTCTCAACAGGTGTTACTGCATTGAATGGCTTAACGGCACAGGTGCAGAACTTCGCAACTGGAACGAGTGGCACTGACTTCGGTATCTCATCAGCGACAAGTACGCATACGTTTAACCTTCCAACAGCAAGCGCAGCCAATAGAGGCGCATTAAGTTCTGCGGATTGGACAACGTTTAATGGCAAGCAAGATCTACTCGTTAGCGGTACTAACATCAAGACTATTAACGGCAACTCGTTGCTTGGTAGTGGGGATTTAGTAGTAGGAGGAGGTGGAAGCAGTAATCCCTCAACAGTTTATATAAATACAACAGGTGGTGCAACTGTTGGTACTCCATTTACTCAAATAATTAGTTTGTCAGTTTTAATACCTGCAAACACATTAACAAGTAATTCTATGTTAGAAGTTATTTACAAAGTAAAAAGAATTACAGGTGCTGCAAGTGGTATTACTGGTTCTGCTTTTCTAAACACATCAAATAGTTTATCAGGAGCAATTATAGTAGCAGCTTGTCCGACAATAGGCACGACTCAAACTTATGCAACTCTTACACGAAATTTTCATTTAACAGCTGGTAATTTATGTTACTTTGGGACTACTGGAGCTCAACTTACAGATTTCGTTGCAGATCAAATGATGACAACACCATTCAATACAACTGTTGATAATTATTTGTTGTTTTGTATAAGAACAGTGGGTGGAGGTGATACCGCAAGAACTGAAGCAGCTTTATTAACAAAATACTTTTAACATGAATATAGTAATTAAACCAAACAATATTATTTTCTTCAAAGAAAATGATTATATTTTAAGTTCAATTGAAATCTTAAATAGCACACAAATATTGGCATACACTGACAAAGGTAATGTGTTATTAGATTTGTCTTGTACAATTCAAGATGTATCATTTACCGATATTAATAATTTTATTAGTGCGTTAGGAATTGTTGAAATAATTAAAGAACCAACGCAAGAGGAATTAATAGCGCAAAAAGAAGCGCAACTTCTTGAGATGTTTGAGGAACTGAAGCGACTGAAAACAAATGGTTAACAACGTCTACATAAAAGCAGCGGCTGCGAGTGGTGTAACTTCCGTAACAGGGACAGCACCTGTTGTGTCGTCAGGTGGAGCGACACCTGCTATCAGTATGCCTGCTGCTACCAGTTTGGTTGACGGTTATTTATCGGCTACGGATTGGGCTACCTTCAACGCAAAACAGGCAGCTCTTGTTAGTGGTACTAACATCAAAACCATTAATGGAAGTTCGGTTTTAGGAAGTGGTGATTTAGTAGTTGGTGGAAGCAGTAATCCGTCAGTCATTTCATTAGATATAACTGACGGCACAGTTGTAACGGGAACAACCGCAGATACGTTGTCTAAATCAATGTTAATTGCTGCAAATACTTTTACCACAAGCGGAATGCTTGAAATAATAACAAGAGCGTTAAAAACAGGTAGCGCAGGAAACGCTGCAATCCGCATTTATTTGAATACATCAAATACTATAACAGGAGCAACATTGATAGCTACATTAGTAAATACTAATTCTCAATTTTTTCAATCCATAAGAAATATGAGTATAAAGAGTAATACTTTAAGCACTATTCAAGCAAATACAGCGACTTTGGGAGATTTTAGTATTGCTGGAAGTGTTAGTAATATAACATACAATACAAATACATCATATTATTTATTATTTTCAATTCAATTAACTAATTCAAGTGATAGCGCAGTGATTAAATTTGCAAGGGCAACTAAATATATTTAATATGAATATAGAAACAACACAAAACGGATTTATTTTCAATTCAATCGAATATACTTTCGAAGGAGAAAATGAAATAATAAGCAGCAGTCAAGCATTAATCTCAACCACAAGTGGCTTAATCTTACTTGACCTTTCTTGTACTATTAACGATTCAAAATATACAGATATTAATTTATTTGTTGAAGCATTAAAAGCTAATGCCTAACGAACAGAGCGCACCCAACTTCTTCGCTGTGGTCAACGACATGGCGAAACGCTTTGTTGAGTTGATGCAGTCCGACTATCGCATGAAGCGAAAGGTGGGACGCAACTTCACCAACGCGGTAGCAAGTGGTACGCTTGAAAAGTCGTTAACTTATCGATTGAAGATTAAAGGCAAAGAGATAAACGTCGCGGTGTACGCAAAAGGCAAGGCAGGACAATACTTCCTGTTTCGTGAAAAGGGTGTGAATGGAACGAGCAAGTCGCAAGGCGCACCCTACTCATTTAAGAAAGGAAGCGGAAGCAAACCTGCGAAAGGTCAAATGTCGCCAATGCAGAAAAGCATCTACGACTGGATGACAATTAAGGGAATACGACTACGCGATAAGAGTAGCGGAAAGTTTAAGAAATCAACAGAGGACTTAAAACAACAGGTTGCGAAACTCATTATGTTCAAGGTTCGTCGTGACGGTATCAAGGGGTGGAACGCATTTGAATATGCCTTTGAAAACATTTGGGACGAGTACGAAGCGAAGGTGGTCGAAGCATACGGAAAAGACTTTAACGCAGTTTTAGAAAACCAACTAAAAGACATTTAACAAATATGGCAATTACAATAAACGAACAACCATACCAATACACACCTATCGGACAACGGCTGATGATCGTGTGCAGTTCAACCAACGTCGCAAATACAGGCTTTCGTTTTGTGTTTGACTTCGGTGCGTTCCAAGTCAACGTGCAACCTAACGCTTCAAACAAAGGTATTTTAGACCTTGCTCCGATATTTCGTGAGCAACTACAACACGAAGCGAACGAACACTTCCAAACAACAGGAACAGAGAACACCAGCGTAGCGTTTATCTCATGCACAATAAAAGAAGGTTGGTTGATTGACGGAGTGTTCACCGTTAGTGGCGCAGGAATGGCTGACATTGACGACGTTTTTGCTTTCCTTGCTGAATATCAAGTAAGCGACGGAT